ATACAGAACAAAGCTAAGAATGACTTTCTATCTTTTGTAAAATGTATGTGGCCTGATTTTGTAGAGGGGTCCCACCATAGACACATCGCAGAAAAATTTAATCAACTGGCAGCGGGCAAAATTAATCGTTTGATTGTTAACATGCCTCCACGTCATACTAAATCTGAATTTGCATCTTTCTTACTACCATCGTGGATGGTGGGCCGTAATCCAAAGTTAAAGATCATTCAAACAACACACAATGCAGAACTTGCTGTAAGGTTTGGACGGAAGTCCAAGAATCTTATAGACAGCGACAGATACCAAAAGATTTTTAAAACACAGCTACAAGAAGATTCGAAAGCCGCGGGCCGTTGGGAAACATCCGAGGGAGGAGAATACTTTGCAGCTGGTGTAGGTGGTGCTATTACAGGACGGGGCGCGGATCTATTAATCATAGATGACCCGCACTCGGAACAAGATTCACTGTCCAAGACTGCGATGGAATCAGCGTATGAATGGTATACTTCAGGACCAAGACAAAGACTTCAACCAGGCGGTAAGATTGTTCTTGTAATGACGAGATGGTCTACAAAAGATTTAACAGGTAAACTTATAGCGAATCAAAAAGAACCGAAGTCTGATCAGTGGCACGTGGTCGAATTTCCTGCACTCATGGATCACGGACCAGTGTGGCCTGAATATTGGAACACGGAAGAGTTAGAGAAAGTCAAAGCAACCTTGCCCGTTGGTAAATGGAACGCACAGTGGATGCAAGCGCCAACGTCAGAGGAAGGAGCTATATTAAAACGAGAATGGTGGAGAGTTTACGATAAAGAATACATTCCACCTTTACAACACGTTATCCAATCTTACGATACAGCTTTCTTAAAAAAAGAAACTGCAGACTATTCAGCTATAACCACGTGGGGAGTTTTTTATCCCACAGAGGATTCTTCTGCTAACTTAATACTTTTAGATGCTATTAAAGGTAGATACGAGTTCCCTGAATTAAGGCGCTTGGCCCTTCAACAATATAAATACTGGCAGCCTGAGTCTGTGATTATAGAAGCTAAAGCTTCTGGACTACCACTGATGTATGAGCTTCGACAAATGGATATACCTGTAATTTCCTTTACACCTAGTAAGGGAAATGATAAACATTCTAGAGTAAACGCCGTAGCACCTCTTTTTGAATCTGGAATGATATGGGCGCCAGAACAGAAATTTGCAGAGGAGGTAATTGAGGAATGCGCTGCATTTCCAAACGGTGACCACGACGACCTTGTGGACTCTACAACACAAGCGATCATGCGCTTTAGGCAGGGCGGATTGATCACGCACCCTGAAGATTATATTGACGAGAAAAAAGACCCTAAACCTAAAAGGTATTATTAATGAAATTTTTTTTGATGGCACTGGTTAAGAAGTTCAGAAAAGAGATGGGAAGATCTCCTAACCCAGGTGAATTAAACTCTTTAAAGAAAACAGCAAAAGATATGGAGATGAAAGATAAAAGCAATGTTATTAAATTTCCAGAAGGTGGCAAAGATAAAGTTAATCCTTTCGAAGATAGACCTACTAAGAAAAGAATTACAAAAGAAACAAGCGATACCCCTTTTACAGACATGGTTCAAAAAGAAGTTGATGGTGTAAAGCTTTATGGTGATGAAACTTTTGGTGAGTTAGATATCATTAGAAAAACAGGTAAACATCCAAGAGGTGAGCCAAAAGCTCAAGGTGGTATTATTGGTCTAGCTAACGGTGGACCATCAGACCCAAGCAGAAGAAGATTCATGAAAATATTAGGAGGCCTTGCTGCTATTCCTGTTCTTGGTAGATTTATTAAACCTATTGAACAAGTTGCACCTGTTGCTACAGAAACAGCTAAAGTTGTGCCTTCTTATTTTTTTAAACTTGTAGACAAAATTAAAAGACTTGGTGATGATGATCCTGGTCTAACCACAACGCCAAGAGAAACTGGTAAAAGATACAAGGACTATGAACTTGTAGAAGATTTAAACACTGGAGACATTGTTATTAAAAAAAGAACAGAAGGTGGTGCTACGGTTGGAGACGAAAGTTTTGATACCATTGATTCAGAGGAGGTTATGATTTACAGAGCAAAACAGAAAACAGAAACAGGCACTCTCCCAGAAGATTACGAAGAGTTAACAGCAAAACCCTCTTCACCAGATGGTGAGCTAGATGATGTTCAAGATGGTTTAGATAATCTTGATGAAATTTTAAACGAGGTTGGAGAGAAGAGAGCTAAAAAAGCAGGCGGTGGTATCGCCTATCTATTAGGAGAATAATGTCTAGTGTATTGAAATTTGTAGACGATCTAGTCGAACAAACTAGTCCAGCCGATGACGCACCTAGAGTAGAAATGCAGGAAGGTGGGCTATCTAAAACAGGTCCCAAAGGTCCAATGAAAGGATCAGCAATAAATAAATTTAGAGAATTTTTACGAAAACTATCTCCAGAAAAAATTGCTACAACAAACGTAAATGATTTAATAAAATTGTCAGGTGTAAACGTTTCTAAAACAAATGCTTTAAACGCATTATCTGAACCAGAGTTCTCCTTTAGACCTAGAAGAGAAATGACAAAGACAGACAAAGCGGAACTACAAAGATTACTAGCAGATAAAAAAGGCAGAACTGAATCCATACAATATAAAGGCAAACAATATTTTAAAGGGACAGATGGTAGAATTAGACTAGTAAGAGAAAGAACTTTAGAAGAAAAAGTTAAACAATCACAACAAAGACGTGGCAAAGGTTTAGGATTAGGGAAAACAGGAAGTACAAATCCTAAAATGGCTTTTTGGGAATCTTTAATAGATAGTCACTTAAAAGCTGTTAGGCCTAAAGAAGAGAGCAGAGGTATTAATGTTTCAAGATTAAATCCGACTAATGTAAATTTAAAAGAAAAACTCGTTAAAGGTGAATACCTTTCATCACCTGAGAAAAGAAAAATAAAATTTAAAGATTCTGTTACAGGAAAAACTTTTGGTTTTAAAAATTTAGAATCTTACATGGAGAATAATATTGGAAAAGGTTCTTACAAAAATGCTCTTGATAACGTTAAAACAAAAACGTTTTTAAATACAACTTTTGCACAGGTTGATAATAAACCTGTTAGTTTAAGATTTATACTTAATGAATCTTTAATACCAGGCTGGACAAAAACAAACAAAATGCAAAATGTATTTCAAATACACCACCCGTTCGGGTTTGCTCGAAACCCTTTTGTAACACAACTAGCTTTTTTTGATGATAACAGAAAAGAATACAACATAAGATCAAATTTTTTTAAAAAATTAAAAGAGGAAAAAACTTTATCAGGTAAAAAGAATCTAGTTAAAAATTTCACAGAGGCTCTACCACCAGGAGTTTTATCCGCACCAGGTAAAAAAGTATATGGTCAGGCTTTTGATATTCCAAAATTATTAGACGTAGCAGCTGATAGAGCAGATAAAGCAGGTAACAAAAAAGTTAAAAAAATATTTGAATCAGAACAATTTAAAAAAGAATTTAAAGAGGTTTTTAAACGACCTTTAGATAAATCCATGCCACAAGCTGCTACTAAAATTAAAAACCCAATAGGATCTTCAGGCCCAACACTTGGTATGAATCTTGGTCTTGGTCCAGCGTTAAGAGTAGCTGGAGAAGTTATTGGTTCACCAGCAGCAGCTTTAGCTTTTGCCACACAAACGGTTAGAGATAATTTAAGAAAAGGTGAAAACCTAGCAGATGCAATTGTTGATCCACTTGTAGGCGCTGAATTATTATTTCCTGAAATTGCTAAAAAAGCAGCACCAGGAGTTATGAAAGGTATTTTAGGTTTAGGTAGAGTTGGTAGAATGTTAACTCCCGTAGGAGCTGCAATCACAGCGGGAGGACTGGCTGTGGATTATGGCAAATTTGTGAAGCGTGAAATTGATAGAATTAAGAAAATGACACCAGAGGAGAGAGAACAATACGATGCAGAAGAACAAGAACAAATGGGTATAGCAGCCGCAAAAGGCGGATTGATACCACCTAAATCAGGAAAGACACCTCACGGTGACAAAGGCTTGGCTTCTCTAGCTGATTATGATATGACAAACACGGAGTTTATAAATGGCAGATATAGATAAAGGACTCCCTAACACTCGTACTGAAGTAAAAGTTCCTAGTGAAGAAGTCGATGTTAAGGAAGAAATCAAAGAACAGAAACCTATAGAAGTTACACCAGAGGAAGATGGTGGAGCTACAATTAATTTTGAACCAGGGGCCGTGAACATACCTGGCACAGAATCTCATTTCGATAACCTAGCAGATATTTTACCTTCAGATGTTTTAGATCCACTCGGTAATGAACTTAAATCAAATTACATGGATTATAAAATGTCCAGAAAAGAATGGGAAAGATCTTACACAGAAGGGCTTGACTTACTTGGATTCAAATATGAAAATAGAACGGAACCGTTTCAAGGAGCTTCAGGTGCAACGCACCCAGTGTTAGCAGAGGCTGTTACACAGTTCCAAGCTACAGCATACAAAGAGTTATTACCAAGTGACGGTCCAGTTAGAACACAAATTTTAGGTGTAACAACACCACCAAAACAACAACAAGCTCAACGTGTTAAAGATTTCATGAATTATTTAATTATGGATCAGATGAAAGAATATGAACCAGAGTTTGATTCTATGTTATTTCATTTACCGTTAGCTGGTTCTACGTTTAAAAAAGTTTACTACGATGATTTATTAGGCAGAGCTGTTTCTAAGTTTGTGCCTGCTGATGATTTGATCGTGCCTTATACAGCTAATAGTTTAGATGATGCAGAAGCTATTATTCACGTTATAAAAATTTCAGAAAACGATTTAAGAAAACAACAAGTAGCAGGGTTTTATTCTGATGTAGATTTAGGACCACCTGCTATGTCTACAAATGATGATGTTTCTAAAAAAGAAAAAGAATTAGAAGGCACTAAAAGATCTGGAAAACAACAAACTATGTACAATCTTCTGGAATGTCATGTTGATCTAGATCTAGAAGGCTTCGAAGATATTGGTACAGACGGGCAACCGACTGGTATCAAGCTACCTTACATCGTTACGATCGAAGAAGGTAGTGGAGTAGTTCTTTCGATAAGAAGGAATTACGCGCCCAATGATCCATTAAAACGAAGAGTTCAATATTTTGTCCACTTCAAATTTCTGCCTGGACTAGGATTCTACGGATTTGGATTAATACACATGATTGGCGGATTGAGTAGAACTGCAACAGTCGCTCTCCGCCAATTATTAGATGCAGGGACATTATCTAATTTACCTGCAGGATTTAAACAAAGAGGTGTTAGAGTTAGAGATGAAGCATCACCAATACAACCAGGTGAGTTTAAAGATGTAGATGCACCAGGTGGTAATTTACGTGAAGCATTCTTTCCTCTACCTTACAAAGAACCATCAGCAACTTTATTACAATTGATGGGTATTGTGGTTCAAGCTGGTCAAAGATTCGCGGCTATATCTGAATTACAAACGGGTGAAGGCACACAGAATGCAGCTGTCGGAACAACGATCGCTCTTTTAGAGAGAGGATCAAAAGTTATGTCAGCAATACACAAAAGATTATATAACTCTATGAGAAACGAGTTTAAAATATTATCTAGAATTATTTCTACTTATCTACCAAAAGAATATCCATACGATGTTATTGGTGGAGCAAGAATTATTAAACAAGCAGACTTCGATGACAGAATAGATATTTTACCTGTGGCTGACCCTAATATTTTTTCTATGTCACAAAGAATAACACTAGCACAAACACAATTACAGCTAGCCACATCTAATCCACAGATTCACAATTTATATT